TGTGCAGGAAATGGTGCAGGATCATAGATGGTACAACCGGGAGCACTACGGGGAATTTTGGCGGGTATGGAACGTAAGGCCCACGGTGGCACAAAGGGAAGCGGTGAAGTGGGATGGCTGACATAACCGGGCTTGTGAAGGTATGTCTATCGATTTTGATAATCGGTGGCATGGAAATGTCAATGATGAAAAACGGAAAAACTGTAGACGACTGGTTTGAAATAGCGATGAGTATTTTATTCGGTGCATGGATATTGCGAGAGGGCTGGTGAAGTGGAATTGACCTACAGGATCACGCGCATGGATAAAACGCCGTCCGGTGAAGCCGAGGTATTTGTGGCGTACACGGACGATCAGGCCGAGGTCGGGTGCATCATTGACGAGGACAGGCATAAAATCGATTGGGACGCTGAATATAAGGTGGAGGTGGACAGGAGTTGAGCCAAAACGACAAGGTATTGGAATATATGGAGCGTCACGGGAGCATTACGCAGAAAGAGGCTTATGATGCTTTCGGATGTTTCCGGCTGGGCGCGAGGATCGCGGAGTTAAAGGAACGGGGAATCGTTATCGACCGGATGCTTGAGGAAGGCGTGAACCGGGTCGGGGAAAAGACGCGCTATGCGCGGTACTGGCTGAAGAAGGGGGCTTGACGGTGACTCAGAGGGGATTCGATTTTAGACGAATGCGGTTTCTGATAAACCGTCTGCCGATGGCGCGTTTTCGGCTTTTGAAGGCGCGGAGCCAGGCGACAAGGATCACCCCGGTATTGACGGGGATGCCACACGCCGGGGGCGTATCAAGCCCGGTCGAAAACGGCTATTTGCAGATGGAAGCCGCAAAGGACGCACTGGACAACATCGAAAGGGAACTGACGGCACTCCGGCAGGAACTCGCGCCGCACATCGAAACGTTGACTGACCCGCTTGAAGAGCAGGCAATGCGGATGCGGTACATGGAAGGACGAAGCGTCCGGGAGATAGCGTATTCGCTGAACTATTCGGAAAGACGGATCTTCCAAGTGATCAGCATTGCGGAACGGCGGGTCGGACAATCATTTCATTGATTTCAGTTCGTTTTTCATGGTATTGTATAATCGCAAACAAGGAAGCGACCGGGAGGGCCGCTTTTTTGTTTATAAGGAGTGCGCCGTCAAGTCGGATATTTGAGGCGCGGGTATTTCCTCCCCGTTGGAGGGGACGGGAAGGGGTTGAAGGTCTGGGGGTGGTCCCTATTGGAAATGGCAAGCGGGTAAACTGGCATAAGATCAGGGCCGAGTATATCGGCGGCGCGAGTCAGCGAAGCCTTGCCGAAAAATACGGTGTTTCGCGGACCGTTATTTCGTATCATTGCCGGGAAGAAAAATGGACTGAGGCGCGAAACAACGCGAAAACCGAAGTTGAGCAAAATGTTATCCAGAAAACCGCCGACCTTGCCGCCGACAACGCCACCATTGCCGCAGGGATCAAACGCAAAGCCCTGATGATACTGGACAGGCTGTTTGACGGGTACTTATACACATCGACAGAGCATCAGCAATTCGGCCCCGGTTCGAAGGATATAAGCCGACTGCGTGACCTGACGGCGGCATACAAGGACCTGACCGGGGATATCGCATCATCGGACAACAGCACGAACGAGTTGTTGCAGTCCCTGATAGATTTGGAGCGTGGAAAACAATGATCGAATGGGGGACGAAGCAACGGGACATGATCATGGCCCCGTATGATCACACGTTCGACTGGCTTGAAGGCACGCCGCGTTCCGGGAAAACGACCGCCGGGACGATGCGGTTTGCGCGGCATCTGATCAGGAGCCGGGATAACATCCACCTTGTCACGGCATACAGCGCGGAACAGGCGTACAGGCTGATCATGGACGGGGACGGCATGGGGCTGTTGCACATCTTCAAAGGCCAGTGCCGGACAAGCCATGACGACAGCGGGGCGCATTTGCTGATCAAACTGCCGGACGGCACGGAAAAGAAGGTTTACTGGAAGGGCGGCGGCAAGGCAGACAGCCACAAGGCAATCACGGGTATGAGCCTTGGGAGCGTGTATTTCTGCGAGATAAACCTTCTGCATGACAGCATGGTGCAGGAGTGCCTCCGCAGGACATACGCCGCCAAAGACCGCTGGCACATCGCGGACCTTAACCCGCCGTCCCCGGCTGACCCGTGCATCAAAAACGTTCTGGGTGTGCAGGATTGCCGATTTGTGCATTGGACGTGCGCGGATAATCCGGTACTGACCCCGGAGCGGCTGAAGGAAATCGAGACCGCGTGCCGGAAAAGCCCGTTTTTGTATAAGCGGGACTGGCTGGGCGAAAGGGCGATCCCGGAGGGCGTTATTTACTGGATGTTCAGCCCGGAAAAGCACATTGTCAGCAACGTGCCGGACGGGTTCACGGTCGTTGAAGCGTACGCCGCCGGGGACGGTGGAACGACAGACGCAACGAGCATCGGGTTTTACCTTGCCGGGTACATGGGCGAAAAGTTCGCGCCGGGGCCGAAGGAATATCGCCTTTACCGCGTGGGCTGTTGGCGGTATGACGGCGGGCAGATGGCAATGAGCGATCAGGCGCGGCACATCGTGGGCGAGTTCCTGCCATATATGCGGCAGAAGTACCACACACGGGAAAACGCTGTGTATATCGACCCGGCTTGCAAAGCGTTGCGGCTTGAGATCGAGAAGCTGGGTGTGATAACCAGCGGCGCGGACAACAACGCGCACGATGTGAAAGGCGGGAGCAAGGGCCTTAAGGTGGGAGTTGAGATGCTCCAAAGCGCGATCAATGACGGACGGTTTTATCTGGTGGAAGACCCGAGATACGGCACGGAATCCTTCGTAAAAGAAGCGGGGCTTTATTGCGCTGACGATAAAGGGAACCCGGTTGATGCATACAACCACACCCTCGATGAATGTAGGTATGCCGCGAACCATTTTCTTAAGACATATGGATTGTGGGGGGTTTAAAAAATGCTGATTATAAACGGGAATAAAGTTTCTCAAGTCATATGCCTTTCGTGTTTTCGGCGGTGGATTGCAATAAGGTCAACAGAAACAAATCTTGCACAACTGGAATGCCCGACCTGCGGGCAAGCTGGATTCGCAATAGAAACTGGTGAAACAAGTGTTGCCGAGGAATTGATGAGGCAAGTTGCCGAACAATAAGGCGGTGGTAGCCTATGAAATTTATGGAACGAATCCGAAACAGGATCAGGAATGGGGTGAACAGAGGCTTGGAGGGCATGGACCTTTTTAAGAAGGATGTTTTTGAGTTGGACGGGGTTCCCGCTTTCCGGGAATACTACACCCTTTTCATTTTCGCGTGGCAAGCCGTTTACAAGGGCTTTTACAGGGCGTGGCATGAAGTGCCGATGAAGACGCTGAACGACCCGAAGGGCAAGAAAAGGGTCATGGCGACAATGAACGCCGGGAAGATGGCGTGCAGTCAGATGGCCCGTTATGTGTGGAACGAGCGTTGCACGATAAGCGCGTCCAGCGCGGCGCGGGACCCGGAGAGCAAGGAACCGGACAAGCTTAACGAGTTTTTGCAGGAAGTGCTACGGGAAAACCGTTTCGGCATCGCGTTCGGGGACTTGGTTGAAAAGGCGATGGCGTTGGGCGGCGCGGCTATCCGGGAATGGGTGGAAGTGCCGAAGGACGAAAACGGGAACGATGCCGGGGAAGGGAAAATCCGTCTGGGGTACACAATGGCAAGCCAGTTCGTTCCGACCGCGTGGGACAACAGCCGCGTAAAGTGCGGGATCTTCATCAACCGCGAAGCGCGGGATGGATTTTATTATACCGTGGTCGAATGGCATCATTGGGACGGCAAGACATACCGGGTGACGAACGACCTCTACCGGATGCCGATCAAGGAAACGGAAGAGCCGCAGAACATACTGGGCTGGTGGTATCCGTTGAATGAGATCTATCCGTTGCTTTCGCCGGATACGATCATCGAGGACGCGGAAACGGCGTATTTCCAGTATATCCGGCCCTTCGGTGCGAATTACGCTGACGATAACAGCCCGCTTGGCATGAGCATATTTGCGCCGGCAATGAATACGCTTCACAGCATCGATATCATGTTCGATTCGCTCCAGCGTGAATTTGTGCTGGGCAAGAAAAGGATCATCGCCCCGGCGCGTGCTATGCGGATGGCCCCGAATCCCAACGGGGGTGTGCCGCAGAAGTTTTTTGACGCTGACGATGAAGTGTGGGAAGCGCTTGCAACGGACAACCCGGAAGATCTCAAGATCTACGACAACAGCGTGGATCTCAGGGTTGACGAACACATAAAAGGCATCAACGGCGAACTGTCCATTCTGTGCAGTCAGATTGGATTCGACCCCGGAACGCTGGCGTTTGACCAGTCCAAAGGCATGAAGACCGCAACCGAGGTTGTCAGCGAAAATAGCAAGACCTATGGGACGGTTAAGGCCCACGAAAACAACATCCGGGACAGCCTGATCGATATGGTCCACGCCATCTTCGATCTGGCGGTCAGATACGGGCTGACTTGGGACGGTACTCCGGTTGAACGGTTGCTTTCCGGCGGGTACGACGTGGCGGTCACGTTCGATGACAGCATCATACAGGATAAGGAAGCTGAGCTGAATCAGGGCATGCTGCTGGTCAATTCCGGCTTGATGAGCAAATACACGTTCTTGACAGACAAGAAATACGGTCAGGGCATGACCCCGGAGGAAGCCGAAGCCGAATTGAAGCGCATCAACGAAGAGAAGCAAAGCGGCATGAAAATGGTCGATATCTTCAGCGCAAACGGAGGGGCTGAGTATTAATGATAGTCCCGGACAGCATTGAGCGGCTCGGGGAGGACATGGCCCTCATTTATGAGTGGTGTGTAAACCGCATCCTTATAAACATGGCTGAAGCGTTCCCGTTTATCGAGCATCCTGACGCGCTTGACGCTTTCGAGTGGCAGGCGGCGAAACTGACCGAGTTTGGACAGATGAACGGTAGGAACGTTGATATCATCCGGGAAATGATGGGGGAACTGCCCGATCATCTGAGGAACGCGCTTGAAGCCGAGATCATCAAGGCGGTGAAAGCGGTCGACACGACGCTTGTAAAGGCAGCGAAACAGGGGTTGCTGGTAGACGAGCAATTTGTGCCGCCGATGCGCGAAAGCATACAAAAGGAACTTGAAGCGTATTACAAGCAAGCCGCCGACAAGCTGAACATGGTCAATACGGTGATGCTTGACAGCACGGGGCAGGCATACCGGGATGTGGTATCGGATATTGTGCCGAAGATCAAGCAGACGCAACGGATACTGAACGAGGGCGCCGGCTCAACGGTGACGGGCGTTGAGACGCTGAACAACGCGATGCGGCAAGCCGTGAAACGCATGGTGGAAAACGGTCTGACGGGCATGGTGGATCATGCGGGGCGTCACTGGAGGCCGGAAGCGTATGTGATGATGGATATCCGTACCACCACGATGAACGCCGCGAGACAGGCCGCTTTTGACAGATGCGATGACTTCGGGAGCGACATTATCCAAGTGGACAGTCACGCCGGAGCAAGGCCGCTTTGCTATCCTTGGCAAGGAAAGCTGATAAGCCGGACGGATAACGCCCGGGATGTGGAAGACCTGTACGGAACGAAGGTGCACGTTTATGCGCTGAGTGAAACCAGTTACGGACAACCCGCCGGATTGTTCGGAATCAATTGCCGACACTTCGGAACCCCGTTTATCCCCGGATTTTCCGGGCTTGGAAACCGAAACCTGATACAGCCAAAGGAAGAAAACGACAGGCGGTATGAACTGACGCAGGAACAGCGCGGCATGGAACGGGCTATCAGGGACGCTCGGTTGATGGAATCCGTATCAAAGGCGCGTGGAGACAAGGAAGAAGCAGAGAAGTGGCACAGAAAAGCGGAGGAACTGTCCGACCGGATCAGGGACTTTTGCGAGGAAAACGGATTGCCGCGCAGGAGGGACAGGGAATATACCCCGATAAAAGCCACATGGCCTATAGATCTGAACAAAGGGCCTTTCGGCTACAATGTGCCGCCTTATGGCGGCAATGCGAGGAGGTGACAGAATGGCGTGCAATCATGACTGCATTAAATGCACCGATAATGTGTTTTATTGCGCCGTTTGCGGCGCGGTGGTAAGAGAAATGCCCGTTGAGCCTAAGAAAATGCCAGTTGAGCCTAAGAAAACGCCTGTAAAACGCAAGTCAAAAAAGGAAGAGGATTGAAATTATCCCTGATGGACGAACCGCCGAAAGGCGGTTTTTTCATACAAAATTCGTCCGGCGGGACGATAAATACGCATCGGCCTATCACTCTAACAGGCCGCAAAAAGGAGGAGTAAATGGCAGGAATCTTCACTCGCGGCGCGTTGGACAAGATCATCGGCAACGCAGACCTGACCCCGGAACAGCGCACGGAACAGATCTTCGCGCTTTACGGGCGGGCGTTGGATGATGGTTATGTTTCAAAGGGCGCGGCAGAAGACGCAAAGACCGCCGCTGTGGAAGCGGCAAAGGCGGGGTTCAAGGCTCCCGATCCCATCGACCCGAAGACCACGCCGGAATATCTGGAGATCGTCAAGGAAAGGGATATGCTCCGTGCGATCGGCGGGGAAGACTTCCAGGCGGTCAAACCGAAGTTCAGGGAACAGGTATTCGGGATGCTGGACAGGGGCGAAAAGGCGAAACCGTTGGCTGAACAGTTGACGGGTATCCGGGAAAAGTATGAGGAGTATTTCACGCCGAAGCAAGAACCGGAACAGCCGAAAAACACCCCGCAGTTCGCACAACAGCCGGGGAGAGCCGGCATTAACCCGACAAGCGAGGAAGACAAGTTGTTCAAACAGCTTTCGGATTCGTGGAAATGAGAGGAGAGAAAGTAAATGGCTTTCAACAACACTGTTAACTATGCGGCGGTATTTAACCGCATTCTGGACGAGAAGTTTTATATCCTGCCGCGCACGATGTGGATGGAAAACACCAATCCCGGCATCGAATGGAACGGTGGCAAGGAAATCAAGATTCCCTACGTGGGCATGAACGGCCTGGGCAATATGTCCGGCTACAAGGCCCCTGACGGTGACCTGACCCTTGGCTGGGAAACCAAACAGCTTCAGTGGTACCGCGGCCGCAACTTCGCAATCGGTCGCTATGACGTGGACGAAACCAACATGGCACTGACGGTGGGCAATGCTCTGCGGGTGTTCCTCGCTGAACACGTTGTCCCCGAAGTGGATTGTCTGCGTATTGCCACGCTGGCGCAGGGCGCGGTCGGTTACGGCAAAGTCGTACCTCAGGCCACCAACGGCATCACCACCGCCAACATTCTGGGCCTCCTGCTTGCGGACATCGCCGCCGTGCAGGACAAGATCGGCGAAACCGAACAGCTTTATATCCAGATCAGCACCGGTCTGAAGAGCCTGCTTGAACAGTCCACCCAGATCACCCGCTACCTGAATGTGAAGGATTTTGCCGTCCGGTCCGCCACCCTGCGGCTGGAAGCGATTAACGACCAGTACCTGATCGGCACTCCTTCCAAGTACATGCACAGCCTTTTCGGGCTGAATGACGGCGCAACCGCCGGACAGACCGTGGGCGGCGTGACCTTCGCCAATCTGGGCGCGAACGTGAACTGGATCATCGCGGCCCGTCCCGCCGTGGACGCTGTGGCCCGTCCCCAGATCACCAAGGTCATTGATCCCGACATGAACCAGGACGGCGAATACTGGAAGATCATGTTCAGCATCTATCACGGCACTTGGATTATGGAGCAGAAGGGCGATGGTCTGCTGGTCAATATGGACACCACCGCCGGAACCTTCAGCGTGACTTCCGAAGCCGGAACCGTTGCCGTGGGTGACAGCGTGATCACCACCAATGCGAATGTGCCTTATGGCATGAAGCTGATGTATAAGGCCGCTTCAGGTACGGCTCCCGCCGTTGCTATCGGTACCGCGCTGACCGCGACCGATGGCTGGGCCGACCTCCCCGCCGGCGGCTTGATCAGCACCACCAACGGCTACAAGATCACCGTTGCGCTGGTCGCGCAGAACGGTCAGCCCGTTGCCGCCGGAAACACCACCGTTGTCGCGAAAGCGTCTTAAGGGGGATAAACAATGAGCGCGATTGTAGACTATACGTTTTATTCCAGCGTCTACATGGGAACGGAGGCCGATGAGGTCTCCTTCCCCGCGCTGTGTTCCCGCGCCTGTGATGTGGTCGGGGCGTTCACCCGTTGGATTGATCCCGCAACGCTGACGGAGCCCGCGCTGACGCTTTACAAAAAAGCGGTCTGCGCGGAGGTGGATTACTTCGCCTTGAATGGCTTTGAATCCGTTTCGGGAGGAAACGACCGGGGCTTTACCGTTGGCAAAGTCAGCGTTTCGGGAAAATCGGGGAGCGACCTCAAGGCCACAGGAGCGATGCGCGACCATCTGGCCCCGCTGGTGATCATGTACCTGGAACAGACCGGGCTTTTGAACCCGGCTGTTCCCGTTGTGGGGGGATGCCCGTGCTGAGACCGATACCGCGCCGCATTTTGCAAAGTACCGCAACAGTGGAAGTCTGCCGCGCAATCGACCGATACCACAATCAGGTTTACGACACGTACACGGTAAGCCGGGTGCATCTTCAGCCGAGCAACGAACAGCGCAAAAGCACAACGGACACGGACTTCACGCTGACGGGCATTCTGTTTGTTGACGCGAGGATTTCAACGCCCGCGCTTGACT